TGCAAGCCATTCCAGGTTTACTAGCAGTAAGCAGTGTAGGTGCAACCGGAACCGTGCATGTATGTGTTGAAGCACACAGTTGCTTGGATGCCGACCCTTTGCAACAACAAATACAGGCTATAGGAACATCAAAAGGTGCTGTAAACCTTGGATCAACCACAGTCGCAGAGGGAACAAGTTTTACGGTAAGTTAGCCTGCAATAAATATCTTTATGCAGTACTACACAGGGTTCACACTAGTAGATATAACCAACACCGGAGTAACACGTAGTCGCCCTGGCAACGATCACGTGCGTAACCAACAGCGCAACTGGGAAACACTGATACAGGTACTCAGTCTGAGAACTCAACCGCTTGAAATGGACGGACCGCATGACAGTGAGTACGAGATTACTGGTGACAGTATTTTTGGTGAAATGTACCAAGGTAAGCACACTGTATGGCATTTTAGTTTTGGTGTAGAAGCTGTGAGCGTATTCAAAAACAACAAAAGTGAACACGGGCTACTGTACGAAGATTTTACCGAAGTTCCAATTATACAAGGACTAGATGAAACAGCAAGATTTATGTTGCCCATTTTTCATCCATACGGCGCAATTAAAAACATACACTTTATTAATCAACGTGTATCGTTATAAATATAACATTAACGGCACTTGAATAGGCACACTCTTACGGCATATAATATTGTAAAATCTACAGAACCCTGTATCACAAAAGAAAATTAAATTTCGAAACGGAAACAGTAATGGCAGAGAGTGAAAGAAAAGATCTTGAAGCGCACGTTGATTTATGCGCTGAAAGGTATAAAACGTTGCACAAAAAACTAGATAAACTTGAAGAACGCCTTAACGGTGTAGAAGAGCATATCATATATGTACGAGCTAAATTAAGTGAATTTAAAACCATGGGCGAAGTGGCCAGCAATGAATCCAATAAAACATTGATTGGTGTAATGACTGCTGTGGGTGCGGCACTGCTCGCAGGTTTAATTGCTACCATTGTTCAACTAACCATAAAATAAACATGAAGATCGTAGAACTAGTAAATAAAGTTAGCCTGCCTATTACAAATGAGGAATCGGATGTGTTAGGCCAATTCCAGGAAAAACCTGTAATTAGAAAAGCTGAACTAAACGAACGAGAACAAGAATTAGCAAACTCACTTGTTAATAAAGATATATTACTAAGACAAACAAATGAAGAAGGCAAGATTATCTACAAAGCAAGAAAAGGCATTGGCTGATGTAGTACTCAACTTGGGAGTTGCGTATATCAAGCGATTTACAAACAACGAACTTAATAAATTTAAAAACAAACCTGTAGTTATTCCACTTGGTGATTACAGGTTTTTTGTTGGTCCGTACGAAATCAAGGGTATACACAAAGACTGCTGGGAAGTAACCAGAGACAGACAACTCGTCCATTGTTTTTTGTCGAGACTTAACGCTATTTTGTATTGTTTATCTTGCATTAAAGATCTATATACACAAAGTCGTAATATACTCGAATACGATACTAAACTTGGAAATTTAAATTCTGACTTACAACACTACACAAAAAATATTAGAGTAGCGCAGGACTGCAAAGATAGCGAAAGAAAAGAAATATTATTAAATAGATATATTGACGCTAAGTTACGTCAAAAAGAAGCTGTAGCCAATTTACGGAAAACAATTAACTCGGCTAAATACATTAACTTTGGGAATATGAACAATGAGACTAACTGAAATGAACACCAAGCCTTCGGCTACTAAAATTAATAAAGTTATGGAAAGCCGCTTCGGCAATAAAATTGACTACAGCAAACTAGACTTTGGTAAAGCATACGGTCTTGCTAATGCTCTAACAGAAAGCCTTGACAAGATTAAAAACAGTCACGGTATACACAAAGCAGAAACAAATCCAAAATACATGCACTTGTTAATGGTACGTGAAGGAATTCACAAATGGATGGTTGAGAACAAAGAACAACTAATCCAAGAAAGTGAAATGGGTCGTAGCCAGGCTATACTAGCCGCTAAAGATATGGTTGACAGCGTACAAGACATGCTTGAAGATGTTAGCGAAATGGCTAACGAGCAAATGCCAGCACTACTTGACACAATCCGTGATCAAATTGGCATGACAGAAGCAGAAAACTTCAAAGCAAGTGTTGGTGGTATATTGGAAACACTTCAAGCCGCAATTAGTTCATCACGTGAGCAGATGGATATGGCAGCTCGTGCATTAGCAGGTGAGCAAACAGACCAACCAATGGACATGGCAGTAGGCGGTCCAGAAGCAGATATGGCTCCTCCAGTAGAAGCTGGCGAAGTTGATGTTGAGGTTGGTGACGAGTTTGATGCTACAGAACCAGCTGTAGGTGCAGATGAAGTTGGTCGCGAAAAGCGAGACTAGTAAATGAAAGTCAATGATATTGTTGAGAATGTCATCGACGACATGCTTGAAGATGATGCAACGGATCACGAAAACGGTGCATTATTAACTATCTTATCTTATCTACAAAACAGAGCGGCCGATACGCACAAACAGCCACGCATACGTGCTGATAGCTTAATTAATCTTGTGCAGGCCGCTGGGTTCCCGCAGTTTAATTATCAAACGCTACTAAACATTTCGAAAAACAACGAAAATGCTAAAAGCCTAATTAAAGATATCAAGGACGTAACAGTTAAAAGTAAAGACAACAAAGTTACGTTAGGGCAAGGCGGCGAACTAGTAAAGTACGTTTATATCAACCCAGTAGATAGTAGTGATTTGGATCTTGATACAGAACAAAATACTGCTCCTAAAACAGCACCAGAGAAAAAAGTTGATTCAATGGCTAAACGTGCCGCCAAAGCTCGACCTGATCTATAATACTGTACTTAAATAAAGTTGACATGTATACACATGATAGTGTAGTATAGTACTCTTGACTGTATATTATGAAAATACTATTTTATCATTATGAAAGTAAACTAGAAGCCCATCAGTTATATGATGGGTTTAGTGTCTATGCAAAGTATACAGTTTTATATCTCAAAACATATTTAGAAATAAAAAAACCCGATATTGCATCACAAGTAGAATGGTGTATTCCTCAACAATTAAAACTTAGCGACGATGAGCTGATAGATTTAATTAATAAAGAAAAACCAGATCTGTTTTGCACAACACATTACATTTGGAATTATCAACTAATCTTGGCTCAGTTAGAAAGAATTAGGCATAGAGTAGATCCTAATGTTCTTTTTATTACAGGTGGTCCGAGTGTAGATGTTAATATAGATCCTGATTATTTTAAGAAATATAGTTTTGTTGACTATGCGTTTTATGGCTCTGGAGAAAAAGCATTTGCAAAGTTTCTTGAATGTTTAATTGAAAATAAACCATTGGAACAGTCTGTAATAACAAACATGGCCTGGCCTGACAGCGACAGAAAAGCCATAGTGGCTGAATATGAATATGTACCTCAACTTAAGATAAGTCCATATCTGCATAATCGAGATTTCCTCAGAGAAATGACAAATAGATTACATCAACAAAGAGTAAACTCTATTATGTCTTATGAGCTTACTCGTGGGTGTCCTTACACCTGTACGTTTTGTGATTGGAATAGTGGATTCGGAAACAAAACTACTCGGAGAAAAGAAAGTTATAAAGACGAAATTGACTTATTCCAAGAATTGGGATTGACAGGTATATTTTTGTCTGACGCAAATCTAGGGCAGTATCAAGAAGATCTAGATATGGTTAAGTATTTTGCAGGAAAAAATATTAACGAAGGTGTAGGATTTTCCTTAGATTATACAGTAAGTAAGCTAAGAAAGGAAAATAATCTTATTATTTTTCACGATATGGCCAAAGCAAATTTATGTCCTAGATTTGTTATAAGTGTGCAAGATAGTAATAAGCAGATACTAGAAAATATAGACAGACCTGATGTGGGGTGGGAAGTACATACTAGTCATATTAGAGAACTATATGAAAATTATCCACACATACCAGCTGTAATACAGTTAATACAAGGACTTCCTGGACAAACGCCAGAGTCGTGGAGGGGAACACTAGCTGAAGTAACCGCAGAAGATAACGTAACACCATTGATTTATGTAAACGAAGTGTTATCTGCAAGTCCTGCAGGTAGAAGCCAAGAATACAAAGACAAATGGCAATATGTTTACAGTTACGCAGAACGATGGGATTATATGGCTAAAGATCCGTTTCAAAGTCCCTTTGCAATGAGTTGCGTATCTTTTACAGAAAATGATTTTGTAGAAATGACACTCCTCAGTCTGATTTATTCGAGTGTAAAATATCATATAGTTAACGTTGTGGGGAGAGAATTTGGACAGGTACAATTTAATGTAGAAAGAATTGTCGACGAGTTCTTGACAAGTGACATCTACTTCAGGCTTAAAGATAATTTATTAACCAACTGGCTAGAACAAAATAAGTTCTATTGGACTGTAGATTCATCAGGAATACATGTAACGGAACCTTTTACTGCATGTTCTATGCCTCTGTGTAATCTTGTACATGATTTACGTAACCACAAGTCTTTCCTACAATGGACTATAAAAGGTTTATCTCCTACAACACAGAACAAGAAAGAGTATGCAAGATACGTATTCGATAAGATACAGGGTCAAAATGAGCAATAAAACACTTTATGTATTTGGTGATAGTTGGCCTGCAGGTGCGGGACTACATGACGTAGTGAAACAAGGATTTCCTTATCTAATTGCGCAAAAAAATGATTACCTATTAGATAATCTGAGTCGGGCATGCACATCTCTCGAACAAGCAACTTGGGAATTTGTTAAATCACTTGAACGCAAACCGATTAAAGGAGGAGATATAGTACTATTTTGTATTACTAATCCTGACAGAAGTTGGTTTTGGAAAGACGGATACCCGTCGGAAATACATCCGAGAAACACAAATCACCCAATTGGTTCAAGGTATTACAAGTATATTTACAGTGAGGACCTAGCACATGCTAACGCTATTAAGGATCTACTAATGGTGTATGGATGGTGTAAGACTTTAGACGTAACATGTCTATTTGTTTACAACTGGACTGTGCCTTTACAAAAGAATTCTACAATGCCAGGCGTAAGACTATTACCGTCTGAATTATTTTATAAAAAGTCTTTACACGAAATAAGTGGAGAAGATATTACACAAGGGAAACACCCATCTAGCGTGGGTCATCAACGAATAGCAGAAGAACTGTCTGCATGGATCAAAGCACATGATAACTGAACGGTACGAATACAAACCAATCAACAGAGTTAATGTTGATGGCAAACGATACTATGCAACACCAACAGGCAACAAATTGCCCAGTGTAACTACCATACTGGATCGCACCAAGCCCGAAGAACAAAAACAAGCTCTGCGCAACTGGAAGAAGCGTGTAGGTGAAAAGAAAGCACAGGAAATTGTAACTGAAGCCGCAAGTCGCGGAACACGTATGCATGCTTATCTTGAACGTTTTGTAAAAGAGGACGACCTAGGCGAGTTTCCTACTAACCCGTATGCACAGACTGCATGGTTCATGGCCGCACAAGTTGTGTTAAAAGGAATGGATAGTGAGAATGAATACTGGGGTTGTGAAGTACCAGTTTACTATGATGGATTGTATGCAGGCACAACTGATTGTGTTGGCGTGTGGAATGGCAGACCAGCCATAATTGACTTCAAGCAAACCAACAAACCCAAGAAGCGTGAGTGGATTGGCGACTATTTTTTGCAGTTAACAGCGTATGCACAAGCACATAACGAAATGCACGGTACAGATATTAACACAGGCGTTATTTTAATGTGTGCAAAGCCCGAGTCTAAAGATGCTACTCCGCAATATCAAGAATTTGTATTAGAAGCCGATGAATTTGATCACTGGAGTGAACAGTGGATGAAGAGAGTTGAGCTATACTATCAAATCGCATAAATATAAAATAATGAGGATTTGATAGATGGCTGTTACCCAAATAAGTAGAATT